GGTGCCGCTGTTCAGTGGCATTGCCACCATCTGTGCTGCGGTCGACGCACAAACGCGCTTGGAGCTGGTGGAAGGTTACCAGGTGCCACCCGTGCTATGGATGATGACCATTGGTGACCCAGCCGATAAGAAAACACCCGGTGCGCGTCCTATGATGCAGGTGTTATACCAAATTGAGAAAGAGGATAGACCCAGGTTCAAACAATCCATGACCCAATGGGAAGCACTGGATCATATGTACCAGCAGTCCAAGAAACACTACATTGAAGCCGCAGCTACTGACACCGAGGCTATCCTGACAGGCACACTCAATAACGCCACGCTACCACAAGTGGGCGCTGAACCCCCACCACAGCCCGTAGAAGTGAAACTGGTCGTTGAAGACATCACATCACAGAAACTAGTACGCATTGTGGCAGACAGGCCACGCGGCGTGATGTGCCATTTGGATGAGATGAAGTCATGGGTTGAGAAACTTGGAGATATTAAGTCCGGTGAAGATAGATCATGCTGGGTTAAGTCCTATGAGGCTGATCCATATTCTATGGACCGAGTATCTGAGAAGGGTACTATCAAGGCTGATAATATGGCAGTATCTATCTATGGGAATATTCAGCCTAAAGTATACAAGGATAGAATAGCCCAAATGTCAGATGATGGTTTACTCCAGCGGTTTATACCAGCATTATTACGAGAAGACTTTACCAAACGTGGCGAACCTATACCTGACATGTTTTCCCATCGCGCCCTATGGGATATGAAGGTCCGGGAGATATATGCGCTACCAGTAATGACCTATAAACTTGACCCTAGTGCATACCAATTATTTCGTGAATTCCAGCTATGGTACGAGCAAACCAAACGCGACGAACGAATGCTCCATTCGGTACCTGTATTTATGCAAGCATTCGGTAAACTAGAAGGGACTACAGGGCGCATCATACTAATCATGCACCTGATGGAAAACCCATACAGTACTATGGTAACTGCCGATACGGTTAACCGTGCTATAGAGATAGTCCAATCCTATGTAGTGCCAGCATACCGCTATGCACTGGGAGAAACTGCGGGCATGATTGAGAACAGTCTAGAGCGCTATTTAGTGGAGAAGATAGTCCAGTTATCGGGTGAGCAAGAAACCATTACCCTGTCGGACCTTAGAAGGCTATTAGAACGTCGCATCATCGATGCACCACGCCATGTAATCAACCAGCAGATATGCGATGCCATGGAGCCATTGGAGAGCGCCAAATGGGTCAGCATCATCAACGATCATAAGGACCGAAAGACCTGGGCCATCAACGCTGAGCTTGCGAAGCAGAACAGCAAACACCGATCAGACATCATTAAAGCCAAACAGAGACGCCAGGATGCATCAACAGCACTAGTACGTAAGAAGGGCTTTGATGTGCCACGTAAGCTGGTCAAGGGCTATCATCCTGAGACAATGGACTAAGCTGCGTGATGTGATGACACAATGAAAAAAGGCCCAGTAACGGGCCTTTTGTTTCTTGGTGTCGGTGGTGTTATGGTTTCATACTAATCCCCCAATAGTTGAATGAATAAAAACACTAATACCCAAAATAGAACCATCATTGATCATCCCCTTTAGATCGTAAATTTCACCCAAAAATGATTTTGTAATGGCTAAATCCGTATTGTTGGCAATACGCCTTAGAACGGTCAGCTAAACCCTGGAATTGTGAAGACCAGTCTAAAATATGCCGCCGATCAAATGAGGCTAATAGTTTGCCGCGATAAAAAATATCGGCGCACAGATCGCCTTTTGCGCCGAATATCTCGTTGATTCTGATTGTGGCGGTTTTCATTGTTGATTCTCCAGTGCATAAATTTCGCCCAGGTACTTGGAATAAGGTTTAGGGGCTTTGCGAATCGCCGCACGTGGTGTGCGTGCCTGAACTGTTGCGATAAGCTGGCCGGTAGGTGCCCAGTAGAGATAGTAGGTTTTCATTTTCAAATCCCTAATTGAGTAGCGATAAGTTGTAATTCAGAAAATGCAATATCATGACACCCGACAACAATAGAACCATTGTCGCGGATTTTGGTTAATTGATAAACTCCAATCGGTTCGCGTGGTTCCCATGCTTTCTTACGGTTTACCATATCCCATATTGACGCGCATTCTAAAATTGGTATACGCGCACCTTTGCTGGTTTGTATTTCATCTCCTTTGACGCGCAATGCTACTGGAAGGTTATAAGGTAAATAAATATCATTACCCTTGCGCCATTCTGCTAATTTCTCCGCATCCTTCAATGCGTAAGTGCGCTGACGTTCTTTTATAGCGGCATTTCGTTTGGCGGTTTCTGCCTTTATAGATTTTGCAATAGCCTTCATGTTTTCTGGGTCTGTTACTGGCGCATCAATATGTAGCGTAGATTCGCACCAGGTAGCGAATAAATTAAACTGTTCAATCTGGCGCAGTGCATCGCCTAAATATTGTTCTTTACGTGCCTTTGCTACGCTTGCTTTTTTAAGTAGGTTTGCAACATTGATTTGTACCTGCTTATAGCTTGTGTATAAATCATCAGGATCCGGAACATAAACGCACGTTAAATGGCGACAAGATTGACGCAAATTAGATTGATGTGATGATGTGGTGACGCTATAGCTTGTATTCGACAATGCCACGCCATCAGGGAAGTGTTTACCAATACATGCTGCATAGCTAAATGCACGCGGTAATGCGAATGATGTATCGCCACACCGCCCTGATGATTGCACCTTATTTGCAAAATAATGAAACACTTCACCAGATTTTAATATATTACGCATGATTTACGCTCCCAGGTTAGAAACAAATGCGACAGTGCGAACGAACTGGGCAAACCGCATGGGTGCATAGTTGCCACGCCAAGCTGCTAGCAAGTGGCAGCTGTAGGCTTTACGGATAGAGTGGGTCGAGTACATAACAGTCCTTTAACAGTGTAGGGTGACAACACATTGCGATCACCTGGAACGTAATGTACATCACAATTTATGTTATGTGTGTGACGGTTACACATTATTACATCTTTAAGGTGAAACGGGTTTAAACGCTCCAGGATCGATTGGATCGCGTCAAGCACCATCTGTACACCATCTGTACACCATCAGCACCATTGCGAAGCTCTGAGCGTGATCTGTGACCACAGTGCCATGCTGTAGTCAGTGCAGCTTGCGTAGGGTCAGAGTGTCAGAGTAGCTGCCAGATCACCTGGGTTTGACCATGTTATAAATTTAGTAGCAAGGGTAAATTCCAGTCTGCTAGTGTTGTCATAGCAAGCGTCACATAATGATTGAATCACACTTTATGCGTGACAGTATCTGTGAATCATGTGGAGTATGAAAAAAGTGTGCGGATGTACAGAAAATCCTATGCTGGAAAATAAAAACTTAAAAAAAAGAAATTGAATTTTGCTTAGTGTGAAAGCACGGTCGCACGCTTTTTTCATACACTCTGTGATTCTAAATTCTTTGATTCACATAAACTATCACTCCAAATAGTGTGAATCACAATTTCTAAATCATATAGAACATGACGCACATATTCTGTGAGACAGTGATTTGCTATCGATTCAATAGCATATTGAGTCAATAGTTACTATCGATTCAATAGCACATATTATCATTACTGTACAGATGCACAGTGTCATTGCATCATGGTGCATGTATACACAGTGATGTACATATACACAGTGTGGTTGTGTCAGTGTGTCAAGTGTGTCGTGCACTGGGTAGGGTCTAGGGTGCTAGCCCAGGGTCTGACACATGGGGGGGTGGGTCATGCGTCGGCGTATCAAAGTTTCATCTAACACTCCCACTCAGAAAACCAATTAAAACGAGAATCATACTTTCCATTACCCCTTCCTTTCACAGTAACTCTGTGATATAACCCCCACATGGACACAATCACCACAGATACCATACCTAACTGGTTGACACCCACAGCACCAGATACTCCACTGATGGAATACCCCACTACACGCACTGAACTAACTCTCAAGGAGCTAACCTTCGAGAACTTCTTTGAGCGTGCACTCGATGGTTTGATTGAGGGCCGTAACCTTGACTCGCTGATACTCGATGACAACCGGGATATTAGTAAGTCACAGTTTCTACGATGGATCAAGAAGGATACCCAGCGGTTCAAGCGTTATCAGGACGCGCTGGAACTAGCGGCAGAAGTGATGCTGCACGACCTGGTCCCGTTGGCGCGTGGTGACGGTATGAGCGAGGTGGAGCGTGACAAGCTGGTGGTGAACACAATGGTCAAGGCGATGTCGTTCATGTCACCGAACAGGTTTGGGAAGGACACCACTGTTGGTGGTGGTGCGTCGATGCCTGTTATCAACATCTCTTTCAGCAACGTGGAGAGTCCTTACGTGACTGCCAAACCATCACAGGTGATTGATGTCTGACCTGTCGTTCAAGCTGCTACGCTGGCAGCAAGAGGTCATGGCATCGAAGACCCGGTTCAAGGTGGTGGTTGCCGGACGGCGCTGTGGTAAGACCCGGTTCTCTGCCATCGACATGATCGTGAAGGGGTTGGAGTGCACCCACACCGATGCGACGGTGCTGTATGTGAGTCCGACCTACGGGATGGCCAAGACTCTGATGTGGGACTTGCTCAACACATTAGCGCAGCCTGTCATCGCTAAGTCGAACGTGAACGATGGTGAGATCACCCTGGTCAATGGGGTGAAGCTGCGCATACGGGGTTCAGACAACCCCGATGCACTGCGCGGATTCAAGCTCTACCACGTGGTTACAGACGAGTCCAAGGACTTTAAGCTCAACGTGTGGCCGTTGATCATCCGACCCGCCCTGTCTGACTTGAAGGGTACAGCGCTGATTATCGGGACACCTGAGCCTGGAGACTCTGAGTTTCGTGACCAGTACGAGCTGGGTGTGGGCGAAGACCGTGACCCTGAGTGGCAGTCATGGCACTTCACCACGCGAGACAACGAGCTGATCGACCCGAAAGAGATTGAGGCTGCTCGTAAGACGCTGAGTACCGCACATTTTGCTCAGGAGTACGAGGCGTCATTCGACACAATGGGTGAGAACATCTTCAAAGAGTCATGGCTGCTCTATGGTGAGACAGCGCCAGCAGATGGCGATACGTTCATCGCAGTAGACCCGGCAGGGTTCGAGGGTGTGAGTGATGTGACTAAGAAGAAGCACCTCGACAACACCGCCATCGCCGTGGTCACCGTGACAGAGGACGGTAAGTGGTTCGTGAAGAAGATTGACTACGGGCGTTGGGACGTGCGAGAGACTGCGGTACGCATACTGATGGCGATAAGGTCACATCGACCCATGATGGTGGGGATAGAAAGAGGTGCGTTGGCAAGATCACTGTTCCCGTATCTGACAGATTTGATGCGGAAAAACAACGTCTACGCCCATATTGAGCAGATTCAGATCAGCGGGTCCAAAGAGAATCGGATTACATACAACTTACAAGGTTTATTCGAGCACGGACGCATTACTTTGAATAAGCGCGAAGATTGGGCGCAGTTTAAAAAGGAGTATGTGTCGTTTCCAAACAAGAAGACACATGATGACTTGATAGATAGTTTGTCTTTGGTTGCGAACTTAGTAACTACCACATATGCCAAACAAACGGACGATAAAGAGTGGGAGCCGCTAGACGAGATTGCCGGGGTGTGATATAACGCGGTAGAATATGCCAACTTTTAAGGCACCGCTATGGTTACAGAGAACACTGGTGAGATTATTGATCCTACCCCTGAGTCGGACAAACCTGCATTCTTTGAGCCATCGGAGCTAGAAAAAGAACTAATTGGTTTTATTGTTGACCATACTGATCGCTGGCGCGATTACAGGGACTCCAACCATATGGAGGAATATTTAAAATACGAGCGTACCTGGCGCGGTATCTGGGCAGCAGAGGATGTCAACCGTGGCTCTGAGCGTTCCAGGGTCATCTCACCCGCTACTCAGCAGGCCATTGAGACTCGCCACGCAGAGATAATCGAGGCGATATTCGGTCAAGGTGAGTTCTTTGATATTGACGACGACCTTGAAGACAAGAACGGTGTGGACGTTGAGAAACTCAAGAACCAGTTGAACGAGGACTTCAAACAAGACAAGATTCGCAAGTCGATTGATCATATTGTTCTGCTGGCTGAGATATACGGCACGGGTATCGGTGAGGTAATCACTGGTAAAGAGACTCAGTTCAAGCCGATGACTGTCCCGATGGGCGGCGGACAAGCCGCATATGGTGCGGGTCAGGCTGAACGGGTCACGGTGAAACTGAACCCGGTCAACCCGAAAAACTTCCTCTACGACCCCAACGGTACGGATGTGAACGACTGCATGGGTACAGCGATTGAGAAGTATGTCTCTATCCACAAGATTGCCGCAGGTATCGCATCAGGCATGTACAAGAACGTGGACATCGACTCGATGTACGAGGATGACAAGCTCGAAAGCACCCAAGAGAGCAGAAACTACGAGGATGACAAGGTTCTGTTGCTTACCTACTACGGTCTGGTGCCTCGTGAGTATCTGAGTGGTGGCGAAGAGACAGTGAACCTGTTCAACGAGGGTGACATCGAGGACTACAAGGACATGGTTGAGGCCATTGTGGTCATTGGTAACGGAAACTTGCTGCTGAAAGCTGAAGAATCACCCTACATGATGAAGGATCGGCCAGTGCTGTCATATCAGGCAGACACAGTGCCGGGTCGGTTAGCAGGGCGTGGTACGGCTGAGAAGGCGTTTAACATGCAGTGCGCAGTTGACGGGTCCATGCGGTCGCATATGGACGCTTTGGCGCTCACTGTCGCACCGATGGTGGGGTTGGATGCATCAAGACTGCCTCGCGGTGCCAAGTTCGAGGTGAAGCCGGGTAAGGCATTCCTGACCAACGGTTCACCCTCAGAGATCATCTTCCCGTTCAAATTCGGCACCAGCGATGGTCAGGCGATGCAGACCTCGAAAGAGTTCGAGCGCATGATGCTGATGGCCACATCGACTGTGGACTCGGCCGGTGCACCATCACAGGTGTCACGTGATGCAGGTGGTCTTGACATGAGCACGGCCACCATGATCAAGAAGTACAAGCGGGTACTGGTGAACTTCCAGGAGGACTTCCTGATTCCGTTTATCTATAAGGCAGCATGGAGGTTCATGCAGTTCGCACCACAGCGATACCCATCAGTTGATGTGAAGTTCCTGCCAACAGCCACTTTGGGCATCATTGCACGTGAGTACGAGCAGAAGCAGCTTGCCTTCCTGATTCAGACCCTTGGTGCTCAGTCGCCATTGACACCGATCCTGATGGCAGGTGTGGTCAAGAATAGTTCGCTGACGAACCGGGAGGAGATGTTGCAGCAGATGGCTCAGATGAGTCAGCCGAACCCTGAAGAACAAGCGATGAAGAAGAACGCGATGGGGCTTGATTTGGCTCAGAAGCAGGCTGATGTGCAGAAAACGCAGGCTGAGGCTCAAAAGATCACTGTTGAGGCGAATTTGGCACCAGATGTGTCGAAAGCCAAGATTATGTCGGCTTTGAGCAACAACTTGCAGAGTGGCAATGAGCAAAATGACTTCGATCAGAGGGCAAAAATAGCTGAATTGATGCTCAAAGAGCATTCAATCGACTCGAATCGTGCTATTGCTGAGATGCAGGTGGCACATAAACTGGTCGCTCAGAAAAATGAGCACAATTACCTGAAACAAGCCGATCAAATGGTGCAGTGAGATGTATTTCGATAAGATTCGTGACCTATTGACCCCCGACATTGATATTGGTGTCAAGGTCAAGGGTCTTGGTATCTATGTTGGTCGGGTATTTGACAAGTTTGAGGGTCGAGTCGTTAGTTTGGAGTCAAGGCAGCTTCAAAAGGGTGATAAAGGAGATAAGGGTGAATCAATCACAGGCGCAATCGGTCCCGTTGGACCAAAAGGCGACAAAGGAGAGAATGGTGTCGCAGGCGCAAAAGGTGATAAGGGTGACACTGGACCTGTGGGTAAGACTGGGGCTAAAGGGGTGTCAGTCGTTGACGCTGAAGTAGCACTTGATGGAAATTTGGTAATAAAGTTGTCGGATGGTAATATAATCGACGCAGGTGAGATAGTACAGCAGGTGACAAAGAGTAGTCAGACCTTTTTAAAACAGCTTTCTAACTTTCAGATTGTGGTATCAAACGTGGCACCTCTAAATCCCAATGTGAATGATCTTTGGTTGGATACTACACCGTAAGGGAATAATTCATGCAACCACCAATCACAATACTATCAGGTGCCACAACTTCTCCCTTTTTAGTCAATCCTGATGGGTGGGTAGTGATTGAACCAGGGAGTGGTGCTACTGTCACTGTTCAGTATACCCTTGGAACCTCTCAAGATATTGCAGCAGGTATTGCGGTATATGTAACTCACAACAGTTTCACAAGAAATGCTGCCGTTCGAGTTGAGGAAGACCTTCAGGAATTGTGGTTCACGTTGTCAGTAAGTGGTGGTAACACTACCTACCACGTTGAGGGTGAAATATCGCGTAATGACAGGTTCATTCTACGTGGATATACCAAAGAGATTGCTAATGGGTTGGGTGTCACTTCGATTACTAATCCTGTCACCGGAGGGCTTGTAATTTCTGCCGGATCAAGGTTTATCGGGTTCCCTTCGGCTGTTGACATGACGCCGAGAGTGATGGCGACGCCTCCGACTGTTGCGATTACCAACAACACAGCGGGATCAGTAAGCGTCACGACACCCAAAACGCTCCCAGGTCAAAGCTACACGTCCATTCTTTGCAATGACCTGAATTCATACCTTCCGCTTGGCACTGGCGAGACTGCACCGGTAATCGGCAACGGGACATTGGGGGCTTATACCGCTACATGGCCCATTTCCAGTGTGGGCGCGACTCAGATTGTCCGGCCTAGTTTCACGTTTGATGGCTCAGTATTCAGTTTCACGGTGCGCCAGTTCACCAGCGTGCAATTCAGAATCATGGTTGACGGTGAATACGCCACCCAATACCCGGTCGCATTGGGCGGTGCAAGCAACAGCTACGGCGAAGTGAAGGTGACGTTTGCAAGTCGTGCCATGCGCAAAATCACCATTGAACTGTGCGGAACGGATGACCTTTTCTTAGGCGTGAGCTACCAAGTCAACGATTCAATGCAAGCGATTTCAGCGCCTAAGCGAAGGCTTGTTGTGGCTGGTGACTCTTATGCAGGAGGTAGTGGAACCTCTGCTATAGGGACGTTTGTGTCCTACATGGCGCAAAGCCTCGGCTTTCAAGACTTTGTGAATGCAGGCGTCGGGTCTACGGGATGGCTTGCAAATGGTTCATACACCAACATCGGCACACGACTCGCAACAGATGTGATTGCGCACAAACCCACAGATGTCATTTTCACACTTGGACACAATGACACCGGCTTTACCAATGCAGCCATCACAACGCAGGTTCAAACCGTCTTGGCACGCACACGCGCAGCCCTGCCGAACCTCATTAACCTGATTGTCACCGGGCCATTGTTTGCCAACGGGACGCCGGGCGTCTACACCGCAATGAATGCAGCCATTCAAGCGGGTTGCGTTGCATCGGGTGTCACTTTCATTGACACAGTGGCAAACCCAATTTTCACCGGAACAGGGTACGCAGGAGCGCCAACAGGCGTGGGCAATGCTGACCTCTACATTGCCGCCGACAGCACGCACCCGAATGACGGCGGGTCTACGTGGCTTGGTCACCAGCTCGCACAACGCATTCGCAAAGTCACGTACTAAATAACGCTCCCCTCTGCACAATGATTAAACACGGAGTATATAAATGGCGACCCTTACTTACGTTAAATACCAGATCGGCACGGAGGTCTTACAAGAGGCTGCAAATGCTCAGACTGACTCATGGCGCTTGATTCTGTCAAACACCGCACCCAACGTGGCGACCAACACCACTGCTGTTAGCGCAACTGAGCTTGGAACTACCGGTGGGTATACCGCTGGTGGTGTGGCTTGCACAGTGACCAGTGCAGCACAGACAGCGGGTGTCTACAAGCTCGTTCTAGCAGCTCCTGCTTCTCCGACATGGACAGCATCAGGCGCAGGGTTCACGTTTCAGTACGTCATCCTCTACAACTTGACCAACACGCAATGTATCGGCTATTGGGATCGAGGATCAGCAACAGTCATGGTGGCGGGTGACACATACACTCCAACTTTGGATGCAACTAACGGCACCTACACGGTGACATAATGGCTACGCAAGGAACAGCGCAGGTTGACTTTGGGGCATTCCCAGGTGGGTCTGATGCCTCATTAGCTGTGGCGTCTGCGACCATTGGTGCGGGTAATCTGGTTGAGGCTTGGATATTCCCCGCACTAACCGCAGATCACACCGCAGATGAGCATTTGGTTGAAACGATCAACATCGTTGCCGGAAATGTGGTTGCGGGTGTTGGGTTCACGATCTATGCGGTAAACACCAACCACATAACAGAACCTGTGGATTACCCGCCAAACGCAAACACGATTGTTTCGAGCACTGCCGGAACTGCAATTGCAATGAAGAACGCACAACCTGGCAATAAGGCGTATGGCGGTGGTAAGGGAACACTGCTTTACGGTAAGTGGAATTGTGGATGGGTGTGGAACTAAAGGAATAAATCATGGCAATACAGATGCAAGGTAATGGCGGCACAGTCGCTGAAGTAGATGGCACGACATACCGTGCCCTACGCACAACAATTCGCCCGACAGAATATGGCGCGTTCGGTCAGTATCGGCTTGCTACGACTGTCCCACTGGTAGTGACTCAGGCAGCTAACGGCACTGTGTTTTCGTTCCGTTGGGGTGATGCTTCACGCCTTTGTGTGATCCAAGACATCAGACTGCAATTCATGCAGACCGCAGCAGCTACTGCGACCATCATGCCAGTGTTCTCGGTGTTTCAAGCACGTGCTTGGAGCGTATCTGATTCAGCAGGCACGGCTCTCACTTTGACCACGAACAGCTTCAAGAAGCGCACCACGATGGGGACTACGCTGGTAACTGATATTCGCAAGAGTGCTTTGGCTGCAGGTTTGACCGCTGGCACTCGTACACTTGATGCTGATCCGGTGTTACAGTTAGCAGTCAATAGCTCGATCACCACACCAAATGCATCGCTGTACGTCAACGATCTTGACCTGGACAGCGGAACGGCACACCCATTGATCTTTACACAAAATGAAGGGTTCATTGTGCAGGGTCCATCGATTGTGTTCGGTGCTGCGGGTACAGCTAATCTTTTGGTAGACGTTGCGTGGGCTGAAGTAGCCGCATTCTGATATGTCACTGCTTCTAGCCACTGGTGGTGGGGGAGGCCCGACAGCCTACGCAGACACGCTATCGGTTGGTTCTTATGCGATAGCAGGCAAGACAGTATCGGACAGTGTATCGCGGAGCGACACAGCATCCAGTGGTGCATACGCAATATCAGGCAAGACAGTCACTGACCTACTTGCCAAGAATGATTCGCTGACCAAAGGCACGTACGCGATTGCAGGCCAGTCAGTCACAGATTTAGTTAGCCGCAGCGATTTGTTGACTGTTGGCGCGTATGTCATCAGTGGAAAGACGGTAAGTGATTTAGTTAGCAGAAATGACGCGCTGACCAAGGGTACTTACTCGATAGCGGGTCAGAACGTCACAGACGTTGTCACAGGTGGTGGGCCTACAGCATATGCTGACACGCTCAGTGCAGGTAGCTATGCGATTACAGGACAGAATGCGACAGACAGCAAGGTAATCAGCGATTCACTTGCCAATGGTGCTTATGCACTTGCAGGGCAGGTAATCGCTGACATATTGGCAAGGTATGACAGTTTAAGTAAAGGTTCTTACGTCTATACGGGTAATACCCTGACAGATATTACCACTGGCAGTACACCAGTAACAAAGCTAAAATACTGGAATGGTGTTGCATGGGTTCCAAAGCAGTTCAAATACTGGAACGGTGCCACTTGGGTTCTGAAATCAGTTAAACGATGGAATGGAACAATATGGACGTGATACTCCAGAAATACTATGAAGATCGACTCTTGATGTGTTCTACAGACGCATGGAAAGAGTTAATGAAGGATGTGGCTGAGATGCTCAAGTACACCGACACCCTTTCATCTGTGAGCGAGACCCACTCGGTAGATTATCGCAAGGGTGAGGTATCTATGATGCGGTGGATGCTCAGTGTGGCCGATGTCAGTGAAGAAACATACATGAGGTTAAAAGATGCGACTGATGAATGACTTTTGCTGCGGTAACTGCGGAGTTATCACTGAAGCACTTGTTGACTCTGAATACAAGACCATTGAATGCCCTGAATGTGGTCACAACGCCACTGTCCTTCAGGCAATGCCCACAGTACGCCTTGAGGGTATCACGGGCGCATTCCCAGGTGCAGCAGACCGATGGGCGCGTATTCGAGAAGATAATGCGAGAGTCAAGGCCAAAAGAACTTGACTATTATTAGATTCGTGGTATAAACCACACACGTACTGTTCCACCCTACTTAATAGGAGAGCAGCTTTATTTACCGACACACCCATTTGGGATCGGAGATTGTTATGGCAGAAGTGCAGGACTTTGATAGTAATGAAGGCAGTGAAGAACTTGGTGAACTTGAAACTGTTGAAAAACAGAACACTGAAGTAACACCAGAACCTGAGTTACTACCTCGGTATCGTGGAAAGACGTTGCAAGAAGTCATCCGAATGGATGAGGAAGCCCAAAAGCTAATTGCACGTCAGGGCCAGGAGGTTGGTGAAGTAAGGCGACTCGCTGACGAACTTATCAAATCTACGTTGACGCCAAAGCCAGTTGTAGAGGAAGCGAAACCTGTAGATTTTTTCGAGAATCCCCAGGAAGCGATTCGACAGCAGATTGATAATCATCCACGGGTGCAAGCGGCAGAGCAATATGCGAAGCAGGCACAAGCGGAGCAGGCAAGACAGAGATTGAATACCGTGCATCCTGACGTTCAACAGATCGTCGCAGATGAGGGGTTCAAGAACTGGGTTACTGCCAGCAAGATTCGTCAGCAGCTATTCAAGCAGGCTGATGAGTTTGATTTCGATGCTGCCAACGAGTTACTTTCGACTTACAAGGAACTGCGTGCCGTGAAGCAGCAGAAGGTTGCAGAGGTGGGTAACACTGACCGTGACCTGACGTTGAAGCAAGTGGCCGTAGATACTGGTGGGTCAGGTGAGAGTACCAGAAAGATTTACCGACGAGCAGACCTCATCCGTTTGAAAATGCGTGATCCTAGCAAGTATGCCGCCATGCAAGATGACATTATGGAAGCCTACGCGCAGGGTCGAGTTAAATAAACTTAGGAGTTAATTATGGGTCTCGGTACAAATCATAGTACGCTGGTAACCAGTGCAAAGTTCATCCCCCAACTGTGGTCCGATGAAACACTGGCAGCTTACAAGCAAAAGTTGGTGCTCGGTAACCTCGTTACTGCCATCTCGTTCAAGGGCAAAAAAGGCGACACGCTGCACATTCCGGTGCCAGCACGTGGTGATGCTTCCGTCAAGGCCGCATCCACCCAAGTCACTCTGATTGCTGACACGGCGTCTGAAGTCCAGGTGCTGATCAATCGTCACTTCGAGTACTCGAAGTTGTATGAAGACATCGCCGCGATGCAGGCTCTGCAATCCATGCGCTCGTTCTACACGGATGACGCAGGCTACGCTCTGGCCAAACGTGTTGACCGTGACCTGCACCTGTTGGGTGCTGGTGTCCAAGGTGGCACGATCACTGGCGCTACCAATGCCTACGAACAGGCAGTTATCGGTGGTGATGGCGTGACCAAGTTCTCTGGTGCCACCCCTGGTAACGGTACGGCTCTGACCGACGCTGCCATTCGCAAGGCCATTCAGACGTTGGAAGACTCTGACATGACCAGCGATGAGTTGAGCTTCGTGCTCCCACCTGTTGAAGCCAATGTGCTGCGCGGTATCGCTCGGTTCACGGAGCAGGCGTTCAAGGGTGACGGTGAAGTGCTCAAAACAGGTCGTTTGGGTAACTTGTACGGTGTGGAAGTGTTCACCTCGACCAACTGCCCCTTCATCCACGTCAACAGCATCACCAGCACTCAGTCGGTGACCTTCACGGCTGCTGCGCCCACTGGTGCTGCTTTCGTTGACGAACTGGCAAATACGGTGGACTGGTCTACGTCTTCACCGACTGATGCCAAGTTCCGCGCCTGCTTGATGCTGCACAAAGATGCGTTTGCTCTGGCTACCCAGCAAGACATTCGTACTCAGTCTCAGTACAAGCAAGAGTACCTTGGTACTCTGGTGACTGCTGACACGGTGTACGGCACCAAAGAGCTTCGTGACTACGGTGCCATTGCTCTGATCGTTCCGGCCTGATGATTCACTAGGGACTTCGGTCCCTAGTTTTTAAGGAACTCAAAATGATCCCAAAGAAACACGTATCTCATCCGATGAAGTGGGAAAGCTCACCCAAGGATGTTGAAACCTCCAAGTACGGCAAAGAAGGCTCCAAGTCGGAAGAAATGTTCGACAAGAAGCAAATGCCGAAAGTTCCAAAACAAAAGTAAGGAATAAATCATGGCATTTACTACGTCCACAGTTACCCGTGTAGATCAGGGTAACCAACAGTGGCAAG